ACATGATATTCATAGTTCTTACATGAACCTAATGAAATTAACAATAATAAACTTAAAACTACCCCCTTTATATTAAACATACCCCTCTATATTAAACGTTCTACCATCGAGCCTCGTACCCTCTTGTATCGTAATGTGTAAATGTATTGTATTTGCCAAGACCTCCTTGAGCTATGAATGAACCATCCATTAATCTATCTAATGCAGTATAAACTTCTTTTGGTGACAAGTTAGACACTACGATGTCACTTGCTTTACCAAGTACATGCTGTGAGTTAGGAACCCCACCAATATCCTGATTATGAGCTTCACACCTGTAAGCACTATTAATTCTGATAGGCTCTTGCAATATATCTCTAACTATCTGTAAATTCTCAGCTAACTCCTTTATGTTTTCTTTTACATCACTAGGCATAGTGCATCCACACTTACATTCAAACTCACTTATGTTAAAGTTTCTAGTCATTTCTTTTTATCTTTACGTCTTTTCTTTTCTCTTTTAATAGCGGCTAACCTATCTCTCCTATCTGTAAACTGGTTTATGCCATTAGCTATTTGTATAATAGTCCAAGCCATACCAACTACCATAGCAGCTATCTTAGTCACTTCGCTTATTTGTGTAAAAGTCAAACCTATTGTTGTTGTGTTGACTAAGAATGTAGATTTCCAATCCATTGATTTGTTTGTTATAATTTTATAACGACTGAACATTTTAGTGTTTAGTTAATTTTAAAGAGTTGTGATTAGGTTCATTTCAGCATCAGAAAGAGTCATAGGAAATACCATTATTTCGTTTATCAACCCTACATATCTGGTTGAGTCATCTAAACTAGAAATATTAGCATTAATTATTCTATCCAAAGCAGAACCAAACGCTAAATTTGTAAATGTGTTAGATGCAATTATTTCTCCGTTTAAAGATATATTTAGTACGTTATCTGAAAAAGAGAATGCTATTTTAACATCATCTTTATATCCACCTATATTTACATAGTGTGAGAACAACTCACCATCCATAACAGCAATAAGTCTTAAATTGACTCCGTTTGATTGTGATCTAACCTGAACTCTATTGTTGCTTGTACCGTCAGAAGCAGTAATCATAGAATTATTATTGCCTACATCATTTAGATTTAAGTTAAAGTAATATGTTCTGTGAGTTATTTCATCAGTATCAAGTATAGGTATCTGCATTCTATCTCCTTCTCTTGTCTCACTAGAGGAAGTTGTTTCTATTAAAGATGTAGCAGAATTAGTAGTTTCTACCTGTCCCCCCCATAATAATATACCGTCTTCTAAGCTACCTGATTCAGTAGCCTCATCACCTAGTGATATTCTGAACAATTGACTACTAGATGCTGTTGATGTACCTGTTATAGATATTCTCCACCAGCCATTGCCGAAGTACTCAGATCTACCTTCTCCAGCCACAGTATTAAACACAGTACCTTCTTCTAGATCGTAGGTAGCTTGACCGTATACAGTATAAGGTGAAGCGTTTTTAGCGTATATAATCCTAACATATTTCTCTCCCTTAGATTTAACATATACTGAGAAAGTGTGCTCTCCACTTGATAAACTTATGTTTTGCTGAGTAAATCTCTCTGATGGTGCTTCCGTTAAAGGCATTAACGAATCTGCATCTAATTTACCATTAGGAGCCACCTCAGTATCTTCACCTACTATTACTGTGTTTGTTTTTGTGTGAGCTGCATTATCAAATTCACTACTATATAGGTATAGGTTAGTAGAGTCTTTTTCACTTATGTAAGATATGTATCCACCTCTCTTAAATACTCTAGTTTGATTTACAGGCTCAGATGTAAGTACATCGTCTAAACCTTTAGAAAAACCTATTGAGTTTCTATCGAAAGTAAAAGCACCTCCTTTTACAAGTGATTCTTTATCTGTGTGAGCTATTAACACTAATGATGGTTGCTTCATTCTCCTTTTTCTTTAAATATTCTTTTAACTTGATTACATTGACCTCTTTGGGTTTGTAGACTCCTGCTTTATCTTTTAGACTCATAACATTAAATATACCATCCACCAGTATAGTTCACGTCTTTGTCAGGGTACATATCCTCTGAGCTGTTTTGACTATATTCTGGGAACTTGTTATTATTAAGACACATGTAATCTAAGAACCTTTTAGTGTAGAACTCAGCAGTATCATTCATTCTTTGACCTAAGTAAGTTATCTCATCCTGACTAGCAGACTCAGAGTTCTCAGCCACATGCTTCTGTAACCCTCCATTTCTCAATGCAAAGGCACTGTAAGGAAGTATCGTAGCTTGAGAGTACCATATTAACATAGGCTTGATATAAGTCTCTAATAAGTCCTTATAATCCTCGTTCTCTACATCTCCTATAGTTCCATCAACTATGATGCTTTGTATCTTCTTATATAGCTTACCACCTAAGTAGTTTTGTATATGTATATCCTGTGCAACTTCTATATAGTAAACTATCTTACTAGAATCTACGTTTCCGTCAATTAGTGACTTTTTCTTTAAGTCAGCTACACTTATAAATAATGCTTTCTTTGCCATCTTATTCTTCTTCGTCTGTTGGTTTAACTTCCTCTAGTGATACTTCAATATCATTAACCTCAGGAGTCTCACTAAGCTCAACATCTGAACTTAGCTTCTCTCCAGTTTCTTCTTCTCTTTTTACTTTAGTAGAGATGTTCTCTAGCTCAGTAAACTCGATAGGCTGTAATGTTACAAAGTATAAATCTAATACTATTTCATTGAATAATAAAATCTCAGTAAGAGCTTCTATAATCTCATCTTGTATAGGTCTGATAATTACGTTATCCATAAGTACAGCAGCAGTTCTTAATTCCTCTGCATTGTTACCGAATCCTGTGTTATCTTTAATACCTAACAATATAGGAGATACAATACCATGACCAAGCATAATCTTTTGTGTAGCTTCATCACTCATAAACTGATACTGTGCATGTGCATCAGGTAAATGTATAGGCTCTATATCTGCCTTAGTTTCTTGTGACTCATTAAACGCAATAATGAACTTACCAGCATTTGAACTACCTGAGAACTTGTCGTATATCTTACGCTCTAAAGCAGCTTGAGTTTCTTCTGGAGGGGTACCGTTATTAAAGTTAATTAATAAAGACGGTTGTAGTCCATTCTTAATATTATTAATGTGGTAGTTAGATACCTCTTCCTCTAAGGAGCAGTACTGTAAGCATCCGTTGTAATCTACAGGTGCATAGTAATAGAATCCACTTCTATAAGGCTTAATAATATATAGCTCGTTTCTCTGACCTCTGCTACCGTTACCAAATGTAGGTATTCTTTTAGGTCTATCAGTAGACTTAAGTTCACTCCACTTAGGGTGATAGTAATAAGCATCAACACATCCGTCTTTACCAGCTTTCTCAGCTCTAAGAGTTTCCATAGGGAAGTGAGATACCTTAAGTATTCTAGTCTTAGACTTGTTGTAAGATACTTGTATAGCAGCTTGACCTAACATTTTATAGTCATGAGCTACTCTCTTGATTTGTTTCTTAGGTAAAAGCATTTTCATCTTTAAGTACCCTTCTGGGTTCTCATCTCTGTTGGTTGCTTCTAAACCTCTACCAGCTACCATGTCAACAATACCGTTAATACATCTAGAGTTAGTTGGTGAACCTAAATAGTTATCTATTAATTTCTTAAAATAGTCGTTATTATCTCCGTACTCTACCCAAGATCTATTATGAACCTCTTTGACTACAGGAGTCTGGTACCCAGATAAATTAACTACTCTTACATTATTACTTTCCATATTTCTTTATTCTATAAGTTTATAACGATATAATTAGTCGTTGTCTTCATAAATGAAGTATTCACTAGATGTCTCATGTTGTGAGTAAAGATCCTCAGTATTTAGTTCGCCAGTAAATGCAACTATATCTCTATATAAAGGTGCGTCTTTTCTTAGTATAATCTCCTCATATATACCTTCATTGTAGGTGTCTCTAGTTTGGTTGCCTATAAGTATAACTGATAGCGTAGTATCTTCAACTATAGATGATATAAAGTCAGTATCGGTTAATGTGATAACTAATGTGTCACCCTGAGTATATACTATATCAGTATCTGGTATAATGCTTTTACTCTTCTCTTCTTGATTAATAACCCAAGCCTCCAAAGGAACTCCCTTCCTTCCAGTTACTTTAAGTGTTAGTGTCGGTAAATTGTTTATGTCTAGTATGTTCATATCTATATAACGAGTTTTTAAGTTAACTGTTCCTTAAGTATATAGCATAAAAAAAGAGGTACATTTCTGTACCCCTTTAATATTAAAGTATTAACTACTATTATGCATTCATAAGAGTAGTATCTACTACGAATCCAGCAGCATCATTCATGATAGCTGGGTCAACAAAAGATGAAGGAGCTAATTCTTTACCTTCAAATGTAATGTTATATCCGTTTAAGTCTCCCATTGCAGAACCAGTTGATGTAGAAACAGAAAATTCAACACCGTTTTGCGCTCCTGCGATACGGAAATTACCGTTGTAATCTTCAACGATTACGTGAGGTCTTCCGTAAGAAAGAAGTTTTAATTGTTTTTGTGAAGCAGCATCTTGCACTTTAAGTGAAATACTACCTGACTGAGTCCAAAAAGAAGTTCCGTTATCTC